TACGCGTACAGCTTCGTGTAGCCGACGGGCACGACGGCCGCTTTCGAGATGCGGTACCACGACGCCGAATTGTGGTTCGTGACGTATGTTTGATCGACGTAGGCGCTGAGGTCAGGCGTATAGAACTCAAGGATGACGTACACAGCGCCGTCAGTGTCCCCCTCGCTGCGCACGAATGCTTCGAGACACATCGTGTCGCCGGGGCGCACGTCGAACGGCCCCTGATATATGGGAGCCCACGGTCCAACGTGCCGTGAGTACTTCGTCCCGGAGTACGCATCCCCAGTGATGATCGAGCAATATTTAAGCGAGCCGACGCCCCATTTGTCGTAATCGTTCTCGAATCCCGGATTCTCGAGCCAGTTGTCCGTCGTGTCGGTGCTGCGGCAAAGTTGCCCACCGCTGACCAGCAATCCTCTCCCGAGTGTGGCCGACGAAAGCCGATCAGCTCGCATCCTGCCCTCGACGACACTGGGCAGCACGTCGTAGTACGGTTGCCCTCCCCACGCCTGCGAGAAAAGCGTCGGCTCGAGCGCCTGATTCACCCCGTAGAGTCGCAATCTACAGTGTTTGTACTGCGCGGCAGGGTCCGGCACTGGCCAGCCCCAGATGCGGTGCTCAACGTGCTCGCCAGCCTCCCAGTAGGTGCACACCTCGCGTTCAGCGCCGGCCTCTACGGGGGCAGGGTTCCCGGCGGCGTCCACCAGTTGTACGGTCATGCGCGTGAAGAACCAGTTCGCGTCCGCGGCCGGGTTAGTCCAACTGACCAAGAAAACCCAGTACGCTATCCCGTCCTGCGTATACTCCACGGATAGGCCTGACACCGCAGCGTCGGTCACGCCTGTACCGTCCGCGGCACCGATCGCCGCAACGTTGAGCAGTATACGGTTGACCTCGATGCCGCGCACTGGATCAATCGGGCCCAAGTCCACGGGCAAACCGTATCTGAAGCCGTTGTACGGCGCGACCACGAACTCCCATGTTTCCGCGGTCACGTTCGTCCGCTGGAACCACCAGTCGATCGTGACACTCTGCCCATCGGCTGAGTCGTGGCCGTACAGTGTGAGTTCCTGGAAGCTGTCGCCGCTGCCGACGATGCGCCGCCACAACCGCACACCGCGAAAGTCGCCGATCGTGGGCGCCGTGTAGGTGATCGTCACCCGAATGAACTGCGCGCCCGTCACTGGATCGGCGCGCGGAATCATCGTGAAGCCCGTGATCACGGGGTACCCGACGACCGCGGTGCCATAGCGGTCTATCGTCACCGGCAGCGAAGGAGATTCGCCCAGTTGGCCGTGCAGCACCAGTGCCTGCTTATAGGACGCGCCTCGAACGGTCGCATAGAGCCGTCCGGTGATAGCATCCTCCGGGGGTTGCGGCACGATTACGCGCCCGCGTCCGCGCCGTGCGGGTGAACCCGGCGTAGCTGCCGCGTTGCCGTTGTAATCGCAGTCGTTGACGATCGCCGGCGCCTCGCTGTCGTCGGGTACCCAGTGAAGGGTGATGCCGGCGAAGCCGGTCAGGTCCTCCGGGGGTTCGTACTCCACGTCGAGAGTGGCGTTGATGCCGTCCTCGGAAATCGTCAGCACGAACGGCTGGCCCCCAATAGGTCGAAGAGCGTTTGGAGGCACGATTCCCGCGCCGCTGGCCCTGCTGACCTCGACAGCGACCGAAGGACTTTCGTTCGGCTCGCCATAAAATACGAGTGGAACCTTGTAGGCGCGGCTCCGCGGCGTGAGATAGACGCGCCAAGTCTCGTTGCCCCCGCTCGGTTGCGGCAGCCTCAGCTCGCACGTTCCATGACGCGCAGCGGTCCCGGCCTCAGCCGTCGCATCCCCGTTGTAGTCGTAGTCGTTTGCGGCAATCACGGAGCGCGATCCGTCCGGAGCTTCCACGTGCGCCGTGACGCCGGCGAACACTGACATGTCCGCGGGCGGGTCATACTCCACGGCGAGCGTCACCGTCACGCCGTCTTCGACCTTCTGCAGCAGGAACGGCTCTTCGCCGATCGGCTGCACGTGCCCAGGGACCAGGTTGTCCGGTTCGATCGGAACCGGACTCGCCTCCACGTCGGCGGGCTTGGGCCCGGCTACCAGATCGTACATGCTGTCGGTCGTGGTGCGGCCCTGGATGTCGATCGAGAAATCTTTGTTCAGCCGCCAGCTGGTGACGCGGAACTCGCCGTACCCGCCGGGCATGTCCGGATGCGTCATCGAGCAGACCATGCCCGGCTCGGTGTTGAGCGCGAGCACGGTGGTCTTGAAGGAGACCTGGCGCGCCTTTTTCCACTCCGCCGCGCTCGTTCCGCCCAGCTCCTCGCGCAGCCGCACGCTCACGATGCGCGCCGCCTGCGATTTGGTCGACGTGCCGCACAGGTTGACGTTCGACTTGAGATACAGCGGCCCGGCGCCGCCGCCGATCAGCGCGGCATGGTCGATGTCGTAGAGCGTCACCGAATTGGCAACGAAGTCGAATTCCGAGTCCGCGAAATTCGCCGTGAGATGGTTGAAGGAGGGCTTAAGCGGTGCGAGTTCCAGGCTGCGGAACAGGATATTGCCCTCGGTGAAGGCCTCGACCACGGAGGAGTTGTTGCGGATGCCGATCTTGAGCTTGCCGAAGGCGAACGTGTAGTAGCCCAGGCAGTTCATCAGCACTTCCTGAATCCAATCCCTGAGTGGCTTCTCCTCCTGGATCACGCCGTGGAACTTGAACTGCGTCTCGGTGCCCGTGCCGACGAGCTTCGTCACCTGCTGGTCGCAGATATTCGCTGCGGCGATCGCAGCCTGCACGTCGAAGAATTTCTCGCCGGTGCTTGCCGCCTCTGCCGCGCTCGTGAAGCGCATTCCGCGGGCCCGCAACACGGCGTTCACGGCAACCCAGACGGGATTCGTCAACACCCGAAGCGAGCATGTGCCCGGTGCGCTCCACACCCAGCCCGACAGCCCGACCTGCACCATAGCCTGCATCGAGTGCTCGCCCAGCTTGGATAGCTGGAGGCCCTTGGCGTCGGACCTGCGGATCACAATGAACGAGGTTCCGGCCGCGAAGTTGTCCTTGTAGGTCGAGTTGCCGGAGTAGACCTTGCGCCAGTCACCTCCGGTCTGGTCGCCGGATTGGTCGAGCGAGAACCAGTCCTGCGCGCCGGCGGGATCACTGCCGCGCACTTGACGCAATCCGGACGTGCCGGGATAGCCATGATGATACTGCCCATCGAGCTTGTGCCCGGAGCAGAAGGCGCCAATCGGCCCTTCGCCCACGATGCCCAGCGCCTCGTAGAAATCGCTCTCGTCCCGGCCGGCGGCGATCTTGCAATTCACCGGCATCGGCAGATCGGTGTAGATCTCCGGCATGACCTGGTCGTAGATCGAGTCGGCGACCAGGGACACGCTGGTGATGGTGGACCGTCTGAAGCCCCAGACGCCAGTCGAATTGTCCTTGATGCGGACGCCCTGCGGTTCGGCGATGATGCCGCCGTAGTAGCGCTTCATCCCGTGCGCGAGACACCCGTTCGGCGTCTCGTAGTTCTTGTCGCAGCGGGTGGGATCGGCTTCGGGGAAGTGGACCAGGTCAAGCGCGCCGTGCTCGGCGAACGGGCAGGCCTGCGAGTTGAACGCCTTCCAGCAGGTGCGCGAGATCTTGCGGGTTGGGTAAGGCAGGTTCAGTTCATAGAGGCCGTCCGACGCGGTGACTTTGAACTCGGGGCCGGCATCAAGCGACCAGTTGATGATGTTGCCCTTCCAGAGATCCAGCTTGATGCCCGTGCCCACGTGGAAGAGCGAGAACTCGATTGAGGCGCGGTAAAGGTCGACGTCGTTGGCGAGGTCGCGCATGACGCGGTCGGCGTTGCCGAAGGTGAAGGAGGCGTCGTCGGCCTCGCTGCCCATGCCCTGCGAGATGCCGTCGAAGTCGATCAGGCGGGCTTGGTAAAGCCGGCCGCCAATGATGCAGCGGCGGTCGGAAAGATAGATTGCCGGGTAGCCGGCCTGTAGCGGTTGGATCTTGACGAGTGGGATGACCTGCTGCACCTGCGAGAGCAGCGCATCTTTGAGCGCCTGGGACGGGAAGCGGGTGACGGTCGAGTTCAGCGCGTATGCGGGCGTGCTCGACGGGATCTCGATCAACGTGACGCCGACGGAGCAGGCCCAGTCGGCCACCATCTCCCAGGAGAGCGGCTCATTGGCGAAGCGGCAGATGTAGGGCGTGGTGCCGCTGCCATCCTCGTTCGGCGCATTGTAGGTGAACGCGCCATAGGGACCGTATTTCAACTCCCAGAAGTCGCGCAGGGCAATTCGTTCGGACTCATCCAGCCAGGCGCGACGCACCGTGAAGCGCCTGGCTCCGGTGCCCAGTAGGAAGCGCTGCTCGATCTTTGCGTTGCCGGAGCCGAACTGGTGGATTACCACCTCGGGCCGCTGCGCGCAGCCGTACGGGTAGTCGGGCACGATGGGGAACGTGCCACTCGGCACGATCTCCGGGACTGCGATGTTGCCAATGTAGTCAGGCATGATCAGGCGTCTCGCTGGATGGGTGTGTCGTCTCGCCGGGCGGGTACATCGTCTCGTGAGCTATGCCAGTTGAATCAGGGCGATCTCAGTCTCCACGCACCCAAGGTTGATGGATTCGCTCCACTCGCAGTCGAAGCGCACGGTGTAACGGCCCGCCGACGACACGCCGGTCGGGTCGTGCGAAAACTTCGGGACCGCCTCATAGGGGTCGTAGAAAAAGAACGGCTCAACGGGCCCCTTGCGCGCCTTGTAAAAAGAGCGAAGCGTCTGCAGATCGGTAGGCGTCAGACGCTTCGCTAAGCGCCACCGCTTACGGCTGGTTTGGGCCTGGACCGAGCGCTGCGATTCGCCGTTCCGGTACTCGTTGTCAAGCACCGGATACTCGCGCATGTGGACAAAGGCGCGGCACAGACTCTGCGGCAGGACTTCCACAGGAGCTGCGTTCTGGACCGATCCGGGCATCTATGGCCGCACCGCGCCGTACGCAATCTCGATCGCCCGATTCAGTGCACGATCGGCTGCATCGGGATAGCGCTTTTTCAAAGCCTGAAACACGATGCGCCCGATGGCAACGCCTTTGTCTGCGTCGGGGTCCAGCAGCGCAGGCACACCGAGTTCTTTCGCCAGAGCGAGGATTTCGTCGTCGGTTCGATTCGCTGTCATCTTCGCCGCCGTTTCCACGAACCCGTAGGCTATAGACAGGTATGGCGCGGCGGCTTCGATACCGGCGAGCAGTTTTGACGCTAAGTCGCGCGAGAACATCCGCGCGAAAAACTCGCCAATGGCAGTGAGGATTTTCGTGATCATGGAGCCTCCTCCTATAGAGCTTGTGAACTTATTTCCCGGTCAGCGCATACGCCGTTGCAGCGCCGGCGGCTACCTGAGCGAGCGGCGGCGTCACGGCGAGTCCGACGCGCATCCAGCGCGGCAGGGGTTTCGTCGCAGCCGCGAAATTCTGCATGACCGTAGCGGTTGCTTCGGTGGTGCGGTTCGAATTCCTGACCACTTGGTCGATACCCTGGATCAATGCAGGCGTCGCACGCCGCCAGTCGCGCATCGTCGTTGCCGTCTCGCCGGCGGTGACTTTCGCGGCGGCCGCGAGCCCCAGGGCCTGCGGGGTGAGCAATTGCACGGCGCGATCGGTGTCCGCCAGCAGTTTGTCAGCCCGGCCGATAGCGCTCTCGAGGCTGTTTCGCAGCGTCTGGACTTCAGCCATCAGGTCGTTGCGAACTTGGCTGATTTCTTCCTGCGCGATTTGCTCGATGCCTGCCAGCCGCCGATCAGCCAGCCGGATGGCTTGCCCCGCTTGTGTATCGAGCGCACGGCGTGTGGCTGCAATCTCTTCCACGAGCGCGTCGATCTCAGGCAGTAGCGCAGCACGAGTCTCCTGCGCTTCCATCGCCAGTCGCCAATCTAGCTGCGTGGGCAAGCTTTCGAAAGCGACCATCATCCGCCAGGAGCACACGCTCAGGGTAACGAGCAAAGCAGCCAGCGCCAGGCGCCAGGCAATCGCTGCCGATTTCATACCGCCTCCAGCCTTGCCAGCCATCCGCGCAGATCGTCACCGTAGAGCGCAGGGTTGCGCTGGGCCAGATCGCGGTAGCGGGCCTGCAGTCTCTGCTTCAGCGACAGCACCACCGCCTTGGTCTCATTGACGTCGAGTCCGTTCAGGGCGCTCAACGTCTGGGGACCGATTGCGCCATCGACTTGGACGTCGCGCCGAAGTTCTCGCAACGCCTCCTGGAGATACCGGATCGGACGCGACGGCCCCATGTTCACCGCGGCGAAGAACAGCATTTCGGCCAAGCGTTGATCGTGGATCTCGCCGATGCGCAGCTTGTCCCAGAAGTACTCGCGGTAGAGCGCAATCGCCTCTTCGCGCGTGAGCGTCCGCACATCCTCGAGCGTGGCGGGCCTTCCGATCGAGCGCAGAAATTGTTGCGTGATGCCGAAGTTCACCGCACCGGCATTGTTATCCGCGGCTGCGAATCCGCCCTCCAACTTGAGCAGTTTTTCCACTGCGCTTTGGAAGTCAGCCATCTCGATCTCCCGAGCGCCCAGTCTGGCATCGGTACGCCGGCGCGCGCAACGACACCGCTGAGTCGAGGGACTTGCCAGCGCGCGCGCAAATGTTGAGTGCTTCCATGGATCACCTCATAACAAGAGATGGCGAGAGCTGAAGCGCCGTCAACTCCCGCCGGCCGGCATTTGCCTTCATCGCGTTGATCGCGCCCTGAGCCACTACACGGCCATTCTGGATGATCACGTTCCCAACCGTCTTCGAGTCGATCTGGAGATTGACCACCGTAGTGCCGAGCCCGGCGCCAGAGGCCACGCCGCCGCCGATCGTGTCGAGCGTGGGGAGCCCGCCCAGGCCGGGGAGGGCGGTGCCGTTCGAATATCCCGGCGACTGGTACAAAGACCCGCCGGTCTGCACGATATCGAGCGGGTGAACCGTGGCGGGCATGCCTCGGGTCGACTGGCCCGTGCTCATTGCGTACAACTGGACCAAGTCCCGGATCTGCTGGCTGCGGATCGCCATGTCGAGGTTGCCGCCGAAGGCCTGCTTCGCGGTGTCCACGATCTGCTTGAGCAGTCCTTTGTGCGAGATGTCGACGCCGTACAGGGCCTTGATCTTCTCGCGGGCCTTCTGCTCGGCTGACTTCTTGAACAGGCCCAGCAGGCCGGCGAATGCGCCTATGCCGGCCGAGGCAATCCATCCGACCGGCCCGGCAGCTACCAGCGACGGGAACAGCATGGACAGACCGCCGAAGCCAAACAGCCCAGCAGCCGCGCCGAAGGCTGGAGCACCATATCGCAGCGGGCTCCCGCTCTGTCCGAGTTTGAACGCCCCAAAACCGCCGAGTACACCAGCGCCGACTCCGAGCATGCCGAGATTGCTCGCGCCGATGCCGCCAAGGATACTACCCGTGCGCGTCCCCCCGCCCGCCAGTATCGGCAGCCCCATCGCGCCTGTGCCGAGATAGCGCAGGCTGCCCCCGGCGAACGGAGCCGTGCCGCCCGGACCGATCATCGAAGCCGGGTTGCCGCCGCCGAAGCCACCCAGGAGCCCGCCGAGCGAGAAGCTGCCACCGAAGCGCTGGCCGCTGAACATCCAAACACCGAGGTTGACGAGCGCATTCTTGACCGGCGTCAGGAAGATGGACCAGAACATCCGTTTCCACGCTTCCCAGAACGAGCGCCCCCCAGCGAGCCCGGCGTCAACAAGTCCTTCGATGCTGGACCGCAGTTGCTCCACGCTGCGCTGCTGCATCTCGTAGTGTTTCTGTGCGGCAGTATCGCGCGCCTCCGCGATCTTCGCCTCGGCGTCGAGGCGGAGCCTGGCGATTTGCTGTTCGAGTATGGCCCGGTCGCCGGCGGTATACGCGCCGATCTGTTCCTCGCTCACGCCGAGGGCACGCAGTTCCGCTTCCTTTGCCGCGATCGAGGCCTCGGTGCGGGCACGCAGGAACGTGATTTCGCGCTCGAGGCGCTGCGCCTGGTATGCCTCCTCCATCGCCGCCTGCTGATCGATTACGGCCGCTTGGCTCTCGATGCTCGCGCCGGCCATGCGCTCGAGCGCACGCATCTCCGCGGCGTGCCGGTTGTCCATGGACTGCAACTCGAGGCGCTGCTCCTCTTCGAACGCCCGCTGGCTGGCTGCGCGGCTTTCGTCGAACAACCTGCGCCGCGCCTGCGCGTTCGCTTGCTCTGCCGCTTGCCATCGTTCCATCAGGCCGATCGGCTCGTCGACAGTGAGCATCTTGTCTTTGGCTTCTTTCTGATACGTCTTCGCCAGCACCTGGTCGATACCCTTGAACAGCTTTTCGCCTTTGTCGCGGACCTCTTTGAAGCGGTCATAGAGTGCCTGAATGCGGTTCAATTCGGCGGTGGCTGCGAGGAACCCCGCAGCATCCTTGTTTTCCTTGGCCGCAGATACGGCAGACTGCGCGCGTTCGATCCTCAGTTGGTAGCCCTGCTCTGTGCGGCTGCTGACGAGACGATTCCATGCGTTCTCGCGTAGTTGCGCTGGGTAGGTGATCTCCACCGACTCGACGAGTTTCTTGGCCGCGTCATCCATCCCTCGCTTGCGGGCCTCGGCCAATGCGTCCTGGAGATCCATCGCGGCTTGGCGGGCGTCCGGAGTTTCGGCGCCGAGATATAGCAGCGGCGAGCCCAGTTGCCGCCCTACCCACTGGCCCGCCTTGGCCATGCCATACATACTTCCGAGCCCAACGACTCCCAGTCCTACGGCCGTCCCCGCTGTGGGCCCCAGCAGAAACTTGGCAGCCAACGCGCCGAGTCCGCCGGTGGCGGCCACCGTGAGCGCGGAGCCCAGTTCCGGATGCCCTTGGATGAGTTTGAGTAGTTCGGTCAGCGTCTTGACTACCTTCTCTAGCGCTGGCTGGAACTGATTGCCGACGGCGTTTCGCGCTTCATCGAAATAGCGCTTCAGCGAGGTCATCTGCTTGCCAACGCTGGTCATCGACTCTTCGTACAGGCCAGCGTACTGCGGGGCAACGCGCAGAACCTCATTCACTCGTGCAACTGTCTTTTCCTGCTCGCTCAGCTCGAGTGTAGTTTTGCCGAGTTGTTTGGCCAAGCGCTCATAGGACTCCTGGAATGACACATTGATACCGATGGTGCGCAGGACGCGTACGCTGGCGCTCTGGATGCCGTAGATCAACTGCTCAAAAGCCTGCGACGAATTCATCAGGCCGATCACGGCGACGTCTTGCGCGAGACGCCCTAGTTCCTGGGCTTTGGCTAGGTCGATCTGCGCTGTTATCATGCGCAGAAGCGACTGGCGCGCCTCCTGCGTCGCAATCCCGAGGCGCTTCAGCCCCTGCTCCTGCTGATGGAGTAGGGGGATGCTGATGTTGTTCGCGCGGGCGGCGGCCTCAAGTGCAACGCCGTAGGTCTCGGTTTTAGCAGCGAACAAAGCAGAGTCGACGGCAACGTCTTTGATAACGGCCTTCAGCCCCTGGAAGGAGAGATACATCTCGCCCAACTGGGCGCCGGCCCGCTTCAGGGACTCCGTCATGCTCAATGTCGTACTGTCCAACTTCTTCTGCTGGTCGATCATCGTGCCGTACGCACGATTTACCCGCTCGATTGCCGCCTGCTCGTTGCCGAGGCGCTTAATGAGCATGTCGCGCTGGGCAACGAGGCGCTCTGTGCCGGTTTTCCCGTAAACCGCCGCCTGTTTCTCGGCCGACGCAACCAGGCGCTCGATGGAGTTTCGCGACCGGTCGGACACTCGAACCACCGTATCCCCGGTCTTCTGCGCCTGGCGTTCTACGGCTGCAAGGTCAGCGTTTGCTTTGGGAGCGTCATTTACACCAGTCTCGACGTCGAGGATGATCTGTTCGCGCTCTGGCATCAGGAAACTCGCTTTGCCTGAACCGGCTTGTATTTCACTGTTACGCTGTGGAGGGCATCCGCCAGCACGCGCTTATCCGAAGGGGACAGCCCATACTGGCGCTCGTCAGCGTTGCGAATGGCTGCGATCCCTGCGGCGGATTTCTTGCGGCCCGGCAATGTCGCATCCAGAAAGCCGAGGACCGCCCGGTTGATTGAGGTGGAAAGCACTTTTGCGCATCGCAGCGTGTGGCCCGTGAAGGTCCAGTCGCGGATATCTTTGAGTCCCTTCCTCTTTTTCCGCTCTGGGTAGGAGTTACGCCGCCGCGCTTCAGACGCGCCCGCCGGAACCTTTAGAGGCTTGGCGGGTGCATCCTGAACCGTTTCGCCACGTCGTATGCGAGACAGAATCGACGCGTTCGTGGGGTCCGCAATCGCCTGCATGGCCTCGTGTGAATACCCGACGACCTGAAATCGCGCTCGCCGGCGCACTGTCTGAAATCGAGCCATCAGATATCGAACGACTTTCCCCACTTCGGCTGTAAGGGCGGCGCCGGAGTATATTTTTTGCGCTCCTCAGTCAGTATGCGCAGGCCCAAGAGGGTAAACCCGTCAACCTGACCGACGGTAATGCCACGATCGAGCATAAAGTCGAGCAGTTCCGCGCGCCGCAGTAAACTGAACTGCTGCCACGGGACGCTTTCCTCGTTCACGTGCTTGCCTGCGATGAACTGCCGTACAAGCCAGCGAAAACCGGAATAAGGGGACGCGACGGATCCGTCCGCCCCCGCTACGCTTCCGGGATTTCTACGGCCAGATCTGCCGAGATCCGGTCATACTCGTTTACGATCTCGGTGACGACGGCAAGCTGATGCGTGATGGGCACGTCTCCGGCGTAGCCCTCGGTCCGGACGATCACTTTGCGGTAAAGCTCTGCCGCGGGCTCGAGCGCGATGCGCGATTCCGAGAACTTGCGCCCGAAGGACATTTTGAGGTGTGCGTCCTTGAATACCTCAACATCCAGCGCCTCGGGAATCCGGCAAACGTGGACCAACTCTAGGCCCGCCATCAGTCGCGGCACGGTTACCGTGACTACGAATTCTGTTCCGTCGAACTCGGCCACCGCATCGCAGGAGTCCAGGCGGTCGATCACCTGTGACGCTTCGGCCTCGTCAAACGCGACGGACTTGTCTACCAGGATGGCATTGAGCAGTTCGAGGTCGGCTTCGCCCTGCTTGGTGGCGCTGGCCTCGTGTAGGTCGCGGCCAACGGGTCGACGGATAATCCGGACGCGGTGCGCGCGGCGGCACCATTCGGCGTCTGAGGGGTAGCGCACGCGGGCGGTTTTGATGCCGGACGCGGTCAGGATTTTGACCGCGATGGACGGTACAGTGTTCAGACGAAATAGCGGTTTATCGTTGGGGTTATCGGTGCTCATAATTGCAGTAGTAAAAGGCGGGGGCGCGCGGGCGCCCCCATCGGGAGTTGAGGAACAGACAGACAACTACGCGAGAATCTCGGTTACACAGCCACGGTGCCGATGTTATCCTTCTCGCAGACTACCACGACGGTCAGCACACCGTTGACTGCGTGCTTCATGGCGGTGGCCTCGCACTGCACGGTCACAATACCGTTATTCGAAGCGAGCCGGGCAGTGCTCAGCACCACGCGGTGGAACGTCGCAGTGAGCGCGTGCTTGTCTGGCCCGGCGCCAATGGTTGCACCTTCGACTTTAACGACGGCGGTTGCTTCCGTGAGCGCCATCAGGTTGCCCAGTTCGGGCGAGCCTTCCTCAAAATCGGCAGTCCAGGTCAGCACCGCCTGGCGGTCGCCGTGCTCGCAACGTCCGCCGATTTGGAACCCGTCCTGTGTGCCGCTGCCGGGATAGTACATGCGATCGCGGCGGATGTTGTTCCGAACGCCGAAGGTCAACTCGTTGAACGTCTTCTTCGAGAGGTAGTCTTGCCCCATCAATGTGATCGTCGCCGCGCCGCCGGCATTGAGCATGTGTTCCGGGTAGGCGGCCGGCACAGCGATATTAGATGGGGAGACGTACTTCCCGCAACCCACCCACTGCGAAGTGAACGTGGCATTTTCGAGTCCCGGTCCCGACTTCAAGTTGATAAGGAACTCTTCCAGACACATACCGATGAGCGCCTGGTCGTGCACGTCGTTCGCGCCCTGCCTGATCGAATCAACGATGGTGGTCGAGGGCAGCTCAATGCCATCGGTCTTGGGGTCGCCGAACTCGCAGGTGTATGAGAATCCCGTGCCGGCTGCGGCCTTGACGAACTTCGGCAGCCCGAACGTCGCCAGAATCGCGGCAGCCTCGGACGTGAGATACCCATTCCAGGGGCGCTCCGAGACGAGATGCGACTTGAAGTTGGTAGTCGCAAACTCGTCGCCCTTGCCAAGAAATGTCGCGTTACTCTCGACCACTGGCTGCGACTGGCCGATGTCCTCATTGGTTTGCCCCAGACTCCAGCAGTCCGCGGCAGCCAGGGGCGTTTGAAGTGCTGATTGGCGCTTGAAGCCAATGCAGCATTTCAACTCTCGAATGTTCGCAGGCATAACACCCTCCTATGTGGCCGCGCCCCGCTCCTGGAGCGTCAGCGGGCACTCGTAGTAGTCCAGATATGACAAGTCGGAAACTGCCAGCGTTCGCGGCTCCGCACTGATGCGGCCGTGAATCGGATAGCAACTCGTGTGGATCATCGTGTAGCGGAAGCCGAGCCCGTCGCCGCCCGTGGGAACGCCGTTACTAATGAGGTTCCAGAGCGTCGTATATTTCCCCGGAGCCTTTAGATACAGCGAAAAGCGGTGTTCCCAGTTGCGCCCGGCGTTCGCCGTGCCGCGCCAGGCAACCATGATCGACCCGCGTGGCATGTCCTGAATCGCTTTGCCGATGTCGTTCGAAGCCGGGAAGTTGTCCTCGTAGGCGAAGATATTCGTGGCGTCGTTGTCGAGCGCGGCCACGAGCGCGGCAATAGCGCGCAGTTTCGTCACGAGGGCCGCGCAGAGATCAGCTGGATTTTGCATGGAAGGGTAGTAGACTGGACCGTGTTACGGTTTCTTTTCTAACGTCACCCGCACGGTGGACATGAACGGTACTTCTTCGACTTCGAACACTGTGTACGCGACGGCCCCGACTGTGACGGTATCTCCGCGCTGTGGCGCGCGCGACAGGTCGGCGATCTTGAACTCGGCGCCGAGGTAAGAGCCGGGCCACTCGTCGGACAGGCGCGTCGGGCGCGACAGCACCGCAGTTACGGATTCCGGGGCGCCCGCGCCCGGCGTGAACGTGACGGCCTCGCCGAACGTCGCAAACAGTGCCGTGCTCATGCCGGCGGCTGCGGAGTCGAAGGTGGACATGGGTCAAACCCGGTTACTGAAGCCGTGCGCTTCCGGACAATACAGCGCGCCCGGCGACCTGCCCGTAGGCCGCCGTGTGGAACGCATCGATGCGAATTTGCTTTTTTTGGTAAATGCGAACAGATGCCATGGTGTACTGCTGTGGATAGCGGTGGTGCGATCAGAACGGCGCGCAGGTACCGTTGGGGCGCATTTACGATACCTCCGTCTGGCTGGATTTCTCCCGCAACCGTGACTCGAAGGACACCTTCAATTGCCGAGCTACGTCATCCAGGCGCGCCTCGACCGCAACGCGCACCTGCTCCACCGTGCCGCCCAGCACGCCCAGCATCGCGGCCATGACTTCCTCGGTCACGCACGATCCATCCGACGGTACGGCTACGTTGTCGGTGGCGGCCACTTCGATTTCCTGCACGCTGAGTTTGCCGTCCGTTTTCCTGATTACGAATCGTTTCATCGCGTCCTCCTATGGCGTGAATGTGACCGTCCACTCCGGCCCCGCCGCCGTACAGATCCCGTTGACCAGATCGTAGGCGTACTCTTTGCCGCTGGTCGGTGGGCATTGGCTCTGATAGGCGCCACTCGGAGCGGCATTCGTCCCGCCGATGTTGAGCGCGGGCGTGGCATAGGTATAATTCGCCTTGCCACTCCAGATCCCAGTGAGCACAGCATCCACTTGAGCCTCAGTGAGTCCGTTATCTTGCAACTGGAGATCACGCAGATTTACAAGGGTCGAGAAACTTCCCGTCACGTCAACCGTGCCCGCTGGCATAGCAAAACATCTCAGGAATTGCGTGGTTGTCCACGCAGCCATGTCCACGCTGGCGATGCTGTAGGTGCCGTCTGTGGGCATGGAGTACAGATACCGGAAT